GGTTGCGAGTACGTTTCGAGTACCACTGGAAAAACTGTGTGGAGTAACTACTGGCCCGGTTCTGGGGCAGATAGTAACCACCCGGTTAAAGCATACGTCAATGACGACCCGATGCAACTTTATGTAATTGCAACGGACGCTAGTTGGACGGCAATCGCTACGGCCCGTGCCGCAGTTTTTGCAAACGCTAACTTTTCAACCGCTATTACAGGAACAGACGCTACTGGTGTTTCGTTGGGTCGCCTTGCGATCAGCACGATTGCCGCCACGGCTGCCCTTCAAATGCGGATTATGGGTTGGCTTGATGATCCAGAGAATGCTGATTTTGCAGCGGCTGGTATTGGTGCAATCGTTAGGTTGAATAACCACTTCAATAGCAATAACGGCGCTATTGTGGCTGGTACTCCTTCAACCACTGGCGTATAGGAGGATTGAAAAATGGCTATTAGTAGAGCCCAACTAGCGAAAGAGCTAGAGCCGGGACTTAACGCCCTTTTTGGCCTTGAGTATGCTCGGTATGATAACGAATCTGCTGAAATTTATGACACTGAATCTTCAGAACGTGCATTTGAAGAGGAAGTGATGCTGTCTGGTTTCGGGTCAGCCCCCGTTAAATCAGAGGGTTCAGCGATTTCTTTTGATGATGCACAAGAAGCATATACCGCAAGGTATACGCATGAGACTATCGCGCTTGCTTTCTCTATTACGGAAGAAGCAATCGAGGATAATCTTTATGACCGTCTCGCTTCTCGTTACACAAAAGCTTTGGCGCGTAGCATGGCCAACACCAAACAGGTGAAGGGTGCAGCTACCTTGAACAATGCTTTTGATAGCGCGTTTACTGGCGGTGACGGTAAGGAGCTTTGTGCTACGGACCATCCTCTTGTTAACAACAATGATCTCCGTAACACACCCTCCACGGCGTCTGACTTGAACGAAACAAGCCTTGAGAATGCACTTATTGACATTGCAGCTTTTGTCGATGAGCGCGGCCTTAAAGTCTCGGTACGTGGCCAAAAGATGATTGTCCCCGCAGCTAATCAGTTTGTGGCAGATCGTCTTCTTGAGACCACGCTTCGTCCCGGTACGGCGGATAACGACATTAATGCTACACGGAACATGGGAATGCTTCCGCAAGGCTATGCCGTTAACCACTACCTTATTGACCCGGACGCATGGTTTATCATGACCGACGCACCTCGTGGCTTTGTCCACTTTGAGCGGATGGCCATGTCTACCAAGATGGAAGGCGATTTCGATACAGGCAATGTACGGTTCAAGGCCCGCGAGCGTTATAGCTTCGGTTACTCTGATCCGCGTTGTGTGTTTGGATCTCCTGGCGCGTGACTAATATACCAGGAGGGGGGAGACCTCCTCCTGGTAGTTTCTGGGATTACATATCCTTAGCGACTGTCCCAGCAGACGCTTACACGACGCTAGGGAATAAAACCTTTGTAAGGAGGAAGCCTCATGGCTAACACGACATTTAATGGCCCCGTTCGTTCTGAGAACGGCTTTGAAGTAATCAACACTAATTCCACTACGGGCGCGGTCACGACTACGCTTGATATTGACTCTACTGGCGCTATTGCCAACCCCACCGGAATGATCGCCGCTACGGGCGCTAAGACGCAGATGGCAAACGCCTTTGCTGCCGTTATGGTCAAAAACACTCATTATATTGCTCCCGCAGATGGGAACGCTTGTACGGCGACATTGCCCACTGCTGCAACCTCTACTGCTGGCGACGTGATTATTGTTGATTGGCACGCTGCCATGTCTAACGGCCAAACTCAAAAGTTTGGCACGGCGGGCGAGTTCTTTGAGGTTAATTCGGTAGTGTACAAAACAACCACCGTACTTGCCTTTATTTTTGCAGCGGATGTTGCGGACGGTAGCGCGGACGATTTCCTGAACATGGTTGGTCTGACCAACGCTGGTCCGGGTATCGGTAGCCGCATCGTATTCTCCTTTAACGGGACGGTATGGCGGGCTGACGCAGTCTCTACGACCTCGGGGACGGGCGCTGCTGCCGGCACTTCGGTCTTTGCCACATCTTAATCAGTTGAGTGGGGGCCTTCACAGGCCCCCGCTCCTTTAGGAGGAGCTTGATATGGCTGATGCCGTAACTACCACGTCAGTAATTGACGGCGATAAGAAAGCCGTAATTTACTGCACTAACACCAGCGATGGAACTGGTGAATCCGCTGTTGTTAAAGTGGATGTATCGGCCCTTTCGTCTCTTCAAGACGGAACGGCCTGCACCGGAGTAAGGCTTGAAAAAGTAGTCTTCTCTACTGCCGGTATGGCGGTAAAACTGCTGTGGGATGCCACGACAGACGTTATCGCCGTAGAATTACCGGCTGATTATTCCGACACGCTAGATTATTCAGATGTAAGTGGCCTTCCCAATGTTGCAGCCGCTAGTGGCAAGACTGGGGACATAGTGTTAACGACGCTAGGACACACGGCTGCTGATACTTACTCGGTCGTCCTGTACTGTCTGAAAGAGTACTAAACATCATGAGCGATGTTGAACGACAGAATGAAATAGACATCGTTCATATTCGTGGTGAATTAAAACTACTGGCTGAAAAGATAGATGTCATAAAGTCAAATGATCTCCATCATATTCAGAAATCAGTTGATACAATAAATAGAATTCTATGGGCTGTTGGATTATTAATAGTTGCTCAATTGGCCATGGGAATTAAAGCGGCGATTTTTGGCTAAGGAATAAGACATGGCAACTTCTGGATCTGTTGATTTCAACCTAGACATGGCCGAAATAACAGAGGAAGCCTTTGAGCGATGTGGCATTGAGCTTCGCACGGGGTATGACTCGAGGACTGCCAGGAGATCTTTAAACCTTCTTTTCGCAGACTGGGCCAATAGAGGTCTTAACCTTTGGACAGTTGAGCAGATAACTCAGACAATGGCGCAGCTATCAACTTCATCTGCTGTCGCAACCTATCCTCTTGGTGCCATTACTATGAGCGTAGCTGCGTCTGGATCTCTTTCTATAGGCGAGACGATAACCGGAGGAACCAGCGGCGCAACCGCCGAAATTATAACCAAACCCTCTGCAACCACGTTAACAATAACTGTTCCGGTGGGGACATTCGCTGCGGCAGAGACGATAACCGGATCGTCGAGCGCGGCCACGACAACGGTATCGGCGGCGGTCAGCTTGGTTGATTGTCAATCGACAGTGGATATTCTTGAGGTTGTTCTACGCAGGAGTGGAGAGGATATTGGTGTTACGAGAGTGAGTCGGCAAGAATATCTAACAACACCGACAAAGACCACTCAGGGGCGCCCTACTCAAGTTTACATAGACCGTCAAATAACCCCCACGCTAACGGTTTGGCCAACTCCCGAAAACTCAACCGATTCTTTAATTTATTACAGGGTTAAACGTATTGAGGATGCTGATGCCGCCACAAATAACCCAGATATACCTTTTAGGTTTCTCCCATGCCTTGTCGCTGGGTTGGCGTTTCATATCTCTCTTAAAAAGGCTCCTCAAAGAACTCAAATTTTGAAAGCGTTTTACGAGGAGGAGTTTGAAAGGGCAGCGTCTCAGGATATCGAGCATGGGATTCCGCTTCGTCTTGTTCCAACGTACCAGTCAATGAGGTTTTGATATGCCCAGGTATGCCAGCGGTAAGTACGCTCTTGGGATATCGGATAGATCAGGGCGTGCGTATTTTCTGACGGACATGGTAAAAGAATGGAATGGGTTTTTAGTGGGGAAAGACGAGTTTGAGTCGAAGCAACCGCAGCTAGATCCAAAACACCATACTAACGACCCACAAGCGTTGCGAATAAGTAGGCCCGATAGAACTGAGCCTCCTACAACGGTACTCCTTCCCTTCAATCCCTTCACGTCTGGAGCCAGCGGGTCAGCGGTTATTACGGTAACTGAACCGGGTAATGGAAGAAGTACCGGAGATACAGTATGCTTTAGAGAAGTAGAGTCTTTTGATGGGTTTACGGCAAGCGCAATAGAAAACTCTAGCGGGTTTCCAATTACAACGGTTGATTCCGATAGATATACTTTTACATCGGGTAGCGGAACAGCTTCCATAGGAAATACTGAGGGCGGCGGGGGTTATGCTTCGGCTGGACCCGTAACGGTGAGTGCGTAATATGGCTTATACTTTTACAACATTAAAAACGGCTATTCAGGACTATACCCAGAATACGGAAACGACATTCACGAATCAGCTATCCAGATTTATTATAAATTCTGAAGAGCGGATTTTGAAGGAATGCCAGTTGGATGTTTTTCGTA